CCCAAGCTTTGATACCATAGAGGTGTAAGTGCTTGATTTTACAGGGCGTTTCCATCCTCTCCAAATTCTCCCCAAAACCTCGCCAAAACTCAGTCGCGGATTATGCCACGTCGATCCACTCGGCGCCCCGGCTGTCACGGTAGAGCGCGGTCATCGCTGCCGACTTGTGGCCGAGCAGTAATTGAGGATCGCGGCCTTCCGCTGCGTGCAATCTGGCGGCCAGTGATCGCATCTCGTGGAAGGTCGGCGGGCTCTCTCCGAACTCTATGCCGGCCTTCTTGCCGGCGCGGTCGCGGGCTGCTGCAAACGCGCTGGTCAATGTGTCCAGCATGATCGGCATCCCCGGCGTCGCGCGGCTTACGGTGCGGCTGTGGTGCACGAGATGCTTTGACACTACCGCATCCCGGCAGGCTTTAACCACCTCGCCAAGCTCGAGCCCGAGCGATTCCAGGCGGAGCTTCGTGCTGATCCGCAGCCTGGCGCCGGTCTTCGCTTGGATGATGTGCAGGTGCTCGTCGTGCACGTCCTTGAACAGCATCGCGGCAATGTCGTCCCGGCGCTGGCCGGTCAACACTGCAAGTTCCATGGCGCGCTTCAGCCAAGGCTGCTTGGCCTCGGCATAGATCGCCTTCCATAGCTCCAGGGTCAGCCGTTCGCGCTTGACCTTCACCTTCGCGGCTCGCGTCACTTCGACCGGGTTGTCCTTCCGCCATCCTGCCGCTATCGCCTCGCGCATCAGGTCGCTCAGCAATGACCGCATGGCTCTTGCCATCTGCGCCTTGCCTTCGTCCGTGAAGGTCTTCAGGTAGCCGGCCACCTCAAACGTTCCCAATGCCGCCGTGTCGAGGTGCCCAAGCGCCTCGCTAAGGCGATTCAGCCTCATGCGCACGGTTTCCTTGCTGCGGTCAGACACGTCGCGCTCTGCGTACAGCGTGCGGTATTCATCGATCCATTCCGAGAACCGCCGTTTCGGCGTCGCAGCGATGCGCTCAGCCAAGGCCGGCTGCATCTTCGCGCCGGTATGATTGGCGTGCACAGCCTCCCGCACGGCCAGCGCCTTGTCGGTGCCAAGCCCGTACCACCTCCCTGACGACGGGTCGCGGTAGCTGTAATAGGTGACGCCGTTCCTGCTGTCCGTCTTGCGGTACAGGTTCGGCGGCAGGTCTTTCGAACCGGTCTTACGCGGCCTTGGCGCCATGTCGATCCCTCGCGATGCGCCCGGCAAGCGTGCCCGGCTCGATGTACTGTGCGTCTGGCTCAACATAATAGCTGCGCCCGTGCTTTACCGGGGCTGGGAAAATCTTCGCCTCCCGTGCCCATCGCCGCAGCGTGTTGAGCGTCGGCACCGGATCGAAGTTGGCTTCGGCCCATTTCTCAAGGCTCAATTTCATCTCTCACCCCTCCAATTCCCGGCAGCCGCAGTAACTGCAGCGCTTGCCGAGTACGTTCTTCACGCATGTGTTCGTGCGCTCGCCTTCTTCCTCTATCCAGACTTCCATGCGGATTCGCTGCATGTCGGACTTGGCGAGGATTTCAAACTGGCGCTTCTGCTCCTGCTCCGGCAGGCGCTTGAATGATTGCCACAGGCTCATGTTCACCCCCTCACCATTACGCCGGCTGCTTCGATGGCGGCATCAACGCCGTCAGCCCAATATGTCCAGTCGCCGCTGTCGTATTTGTCGAACCGTTCCGGCAGCTCAATCACCAGCTCCTCCCGCGATGCCTTCCAAACCAGCCAGTAGCACTGGGTCGGATAGTTGATGTAGTCGCCTGCCTCATCCTTTTCAAAGTGGGCTGGTGATAGGCCGAACGCCTCGCTGCCTGCCCACGCCTCGAACTCTGCTATCGCCTTGTCTGTGTGCATGTCTATCTCCTGCTGCGTGTGGGGTTAGGCGGCCGATACCTGCTCGAACTTGCACAACCAGCGGCAGCTTCCGGTTGCGGCGTCGTCCTGCCTATCTGGCTTCACCTGATAGGTGGCCGCTGAGTGCTCGGATAGCCCTGTGATGGTTCCGATCTTGTTGCGCACATTGCACTGAACGCGGGCGCCAATCGGGAATGGTGGCTGGATTGCATTGGCTAAAACCCAATCCTTTTCAGCCTCACGCAGCGCTGCATCGACCAGCCAATCAACTTCGTCAAGCGCCTCCATGTCGTCCCGCGACGTGTCCCAGTAAGCGTATTTGTCGAGCTCCTTTGCGAGCTCATAGCCGTCCATGCCGTAGCGGTAGTGCTCGGCGATGGTTGCGGCATCAGCATCGATCTTGGCGGCCACAACTTCCGCGGCGGCAAGAATCATCTCCTCGGTGACTGTGGGGCGCTTCGGTTGAATCTCAGACATGACTTCTCCTCCCCGCCGACTCTCGCCGGCAGGCTGTGTGTTTGGGTGGGGTTAGGGGGTTAGGCGGTTAGGGCGTCTTGGCTTCGCGCTCAAGATAAACCGCCAGCCACTTGAGCTTGCACGGACGACACACAATGCCGCTTGTGCAGCCGTATGGCTGATCGAACACCAAGACGCCACGGATATGCGCTGGCCCAACGTCTCGGTCACCACTGTTTACCTGTACGCGGACCTCGCCGTCTTCCGGCACGCACTCCGATCCGCAAACATCACAGCAGCAGATAGTGATGGTTTTCGTTGTGATGCCCATCACGCCTCCTTCGCAGCCATGGCGGCTTCTCGATACACGTCAACCCGCTCTGCAACCTTCTCGGCATAGCCGCCGTGGCAGTTCACGATAGAAACGAGCGTCTCGGCTTCATGCACTCCAGAGGAAGCCCACCGATACCGCTCCGCATCCTCCCGCAGCCTATCCCGCTCGGCGGTCACGGCTGACAGGGCGGTTAGCGGGACCAGCTGGCGAAGCTCATAGTCATCGCGACGCCGAAGTATTTCCACGGTCTGCTCATCAGCGGATTGCCAACAGCTCGGGCCTTCGTCTGGGCAAATGTATCGCTGCTGCCAAGCCACCACCTCGACCCCTTCCGCCTCTGCGGGCTGGGCAAGAATGGCGCGCAAATCTTCCGCCACCGAGCCTTCAACGCAGCCGCCACCTGGCGCGTGCACCTCAAGCCATGTCGCCGCGCTGTCCAGCAGCTCCCGATCAACCAATACCTTGCTCATTCCACTGCCTCCAATGCCTTTGCGGGGTAAATCTGCACGCTGTTGCGATGGGCGCTGCTCTCGACTGCGTAGCCCTCTGGCGTCAATTCCGTGGAGTAGGTGCCGCAGATATGGCCTTCCCACTCGCTGCCGGTGGACTTCTTCACGAGGTCGCCCATGCGGAACTTGCCTAGAGGGGCGGTCTGCGCGATGGGGGCGGCGAACTCGATCAGATTGGTGCTGCCTTCCTCCGGGCACTCTGCGCAGGCGATATTCAGGCCGTAAGCCTCGCGCTCCCCGTCATCACCCAATACCTCGCCGACCCACAGAATGCCATCAACGTATTTGTCTTCTTCTTCGGCGCCATCCAAGCCGCCAACGTGAAAGAGCAACGCATCAATAACGCCCTTGTCGAGGTGCATAGTCTGCGGAACCAGGGCATACCCATCCGGCACAGTGAAAGGCTGCTGCTCGGTCTGCGCGGGGCGGTTGGCCCGCTTCTGCGCTTCTGCGTATGCCTGGTAGACGTGCCGGAAATCGGCATCTAAATCGCTGAGCATACGAACTGCGGCATCTCGATGCTCTCGGCGAATAGAAACCCAATCTCCGTCCGATCCTACTGCCACGCTGGCGTTTAGCGCTCGGACGATAGGTTCAACACTGCGGCTGGCCTCCCGCTCATCCTGCGCCAGGGCTGGCTCGACCATTGCGCGCATATCCTCAGCATGGTTAGGCTCGGCCTGTTGGGATAGGGCGGCTGTGATCTGACCGATAAGACCTGGCTCCCACCCTGTCAGCACTCCGCGGAACTCCACGTCACGCAAAAGATCGCGCAACCGCTCGCATTCCGCCTTCGCAGCCCCCAGCTCAGCGCCGATTCGCCCGGCTACCTTCAGTGTGTCGTTCATTACTCATGCTCCTTGATTGTGGCCAGCGGCAGCCCGCTCATTGCCAGTGGCTCGTCGTAGCAGACGCCCATCATCTCGGGCCATTTGCGTGGCTCGCCAGGCTGGATGACTCCCAGGTCATGCGCGCGATCCCATGACAAGCGATGCCGTATGACCTGATACAAGTCCCAGGCAACGCCATCCTCGCGGCGCTTCGTGGCCTCCGGCATCAGCGTGTTCGCAAGGCGCTGTATCTCGTGCCGCGTGGCGTGGACCTGCTCCCAGTCGCGCCGGTCGTAGAAGCCCGGCAGACGCTCAATGGCGTGGTCGATCTGGCCGATCTTGATCCGCGCCAGTAGCTCGCAGGCCTCTTGCAGCTCTGCTGCCTGGCGCTCGGTTACGGTGATGGTGTAGGTGCGATCAGTCACGGAGCGATCCTCCGAAGAGGCTCACGCGGCGCAATGCGCGGCTCGACGTCGATGAAACCGGAGCCTCGGAAGTCGCCATCAGTAGCGCGGGCCATGTCCACCTCAAGGCGCGCCGTGGCGTTCACTTCAGCCGCGACCTGGGCTATAGCCTTCGCTTGTTCAATCGAGTAAGTGCCGGCCAGCACGCCCTCCATCGTCTTGCCGAGAATGGCGCGCAGATCACTGAGGTTGTTCATGGTGCTGCTCCAGTTTGTTGAGCTTCCGCTTGAACCAGCCGAGCGTTATGGCGGCCTGGCGATATTCGGGCGGATAGCGGTCGATTGAGTTGCGGCGCATGTTCTCCGCGCGGGTGACCAGCTCGAGGTTGTCGATTGAGATGTTGGCGGGGCTCCTGTCCTTGAAGACGAGGAAATGCCCAGCCGGCACAGCGCCGTTGTGCTCTTCCCACAACATCACGTGGACCGGGCGCCAGTCAGTGCGCTTGTTGCCGGTGTCCGCCACCTTGCGGTAGAGGATGCCGCCCTTGTCGGTGCGCTCCGCTCCGATGGGGCGCCAGGTGTTCGATGGTCGGTGACCCAGCTTGAACTGCGTGTCCTTGGCCCGGCCTCCTGCCTGCCAGCCTTTGCGGCCAGAGTTCCACGTCTGGTGGCCGGGCTTGAACCTGCCGCAGCCTGTGATCTCCTTGAACTCATCCGGCCGCGTCAGTCTGAGTTTCGACACGCGGTTGTGTATCGAGCCGGTGCCGCGCCCCATCAGGGCTGCTATCTCGGTGATTGGCTTGGTGGCATACAGTTCTGCCAGTGTTGCGTCCTCTGCCGGCGTCCAGTGCCGGTATTCCGTGCGCCTCCTGCCGGCGAGCGGGCTTGTGCAGGTCATCTCTCCTCCTAGGCGACGTGCCGCCAGCTGCGGTAGTCGCGCACCTTGTCGATGGTCCGCTGGTGGACGCCGAGCTGTTCTGCCCACTGGCGCGCAGTGAGCCCGCGGCGGTTGGTGCGGATTGCGCGCACAATGTCTGCGTTCAGCCTGGCGTGCGGCAGGCGCTCACCACGCGGCGCGAACTCATGAGCGCGGCTTAGGTACTCGTCTCGTGTCATGCTGCCTTCCTGCGAGCCTGCGCCCGCGCTACAGCCTTCGCGTAAAGGCACGGCCGGCAGTAGCACTGCCAGACGCCAGTCGTCTTGATGAACTGGAAGTGATCATCGTCCAGCGGCTTCCACTCATCGCAGCAGGCGCAGAGCTTTTCGCTGATGCCGTTGATCTCGCGCCGGACCAGCCGGCCTTTCAGTGTCCTGCTCATGCGGCCACCGTGCGCGCCTTTCTGGTCGCCACGGCCTTTGCTCGCGCCGCTTGCTTCTTCTCCGGGCAGGTGATGCGGTAGGGAATGAGTTTTTCCTCTACGCGGATCGGCTGGGTTTCCACTGGTCCCTTGGCAGCTTCAAACGCTGCCGTCTTCCTTGCGATTTCCTGGCGCGCAGCCTCGTGCGCGGCCGGCGTGTGCACGCGGTCGTACTTGAACTCTTGCATTGGGATGTACCGGGGAGGAGGGCGCGCGGGGCGCCCAAGTTACGGTTTAGCGGGGAGTGCTTCGAAGAATGCGTTCAGGTCGCTGGGCTCAACTGCGTAGTCGTCCCATTTTCCGCCTCGCTCGGAAAGCGAAACTGTGGAGTATTTCCTCGCGATTTCGCCTGGGATCAGCAGCGTTTTCATCAGGTCGTCGCCGCTCTCGCTCATGCAGAAGCATACGAAGAAATCTGCGTACATTTCCTGCTTCTTCATGCTGAATGCCCAACGCCTCAACTTGCACGCCTTGTGTCCGAACTTGAGCGTCGAGGTTTTCACGTCGACACCGTAATCGCGCACGTTGAAGTCGATCTTGCTCTGAAACATGGTCTCGTTGTGGCTTAGTGCGCCGGGAACGAGGCGCAAGAAAAGCTGCTCACCGCGCGCGGCAAGCCGATCCTTGTCTGAACCATATTTCAGCTTGTCGCCCATGACCGGCTCTCCTGCCGATCGAAGATGGACGTACACGGTCTGCCAAGGTATCCCTACGTCGACAGCTGCGAGTTTGAGATTGCGATGCTTCCTATATGCATCGATGCAGGCCTGTTGTACGCCCATCTGCGCGCCTCCTTAGAACGGGATTATGTCGTCGAAGCCTGTGTGATCATCTTGCGGCGCGGCCTGCTGGCTCCGCTGCGCCTGACGCGGTGCTTGCTGCTGTGGCTGCTGTCGCTGTGGTTGCGCCGCCTGCCCCTGGCCATCGCTGGCGAACTTGATCTCAGAACAGCGGCAAACCAGCTTTACGCCTTCCGTGCCGTCATTCTTGGGGAATGTCTCGATGTGCAGATCGGTGCCAGTGAAGAAAACTTGCTTGCCTTTGGTCAGGTACTCAGCCAGCCCTTCGGCTTGCTTGCCCCATAAGGTCACCTCATACCACTGCGTTGGCTTCTTGCCGTCCTGTCCCTTACGGCCGTAGTCCACGGCTACCGGGATGCTGCAGACAGGATCTCCTGATTGGGTGTAGCGAAGTTCGGCGTCACGACCGATGCGGCCAAATTCTGATACTGGCATTGATAGCCCCTTACTTGATGCGGATGGATGATTGGCCGCGCTCCAGGCGCGCACCGGGCACTTCCTCGCCGGCCTTAAGCTTGGCGGCGATGGCAGTCTTGTCTGGCGCGATCTCGGTCTTCACGCGCATCAGGTCGTCCGGGATGCTGTTCTCGTCATCCACGACTACTGATTCGCGGCCTTTGGCCAGGGTGATGGTGAATAGCGGGCAGCTGATCTTCGTGATACCGGCCGCTTCCATGTTCTCTCGCAGGTACTCCTTGATCTCGCGCTGACGGTTGGTCACGAGCCGCTTGCGCTCCTGCAGGCGTTCGATCTCCTTGTCGAGTGCGGCAACGTCTGCGTCGAAGTTCAGGATGACGTGCGACACGGCCAGGGCCTTGTCGTTGAACTCGGCTTCGATGCCGGCCATCGTGTCGCGGATGGCGACGGCCAGATCCTCGTCGGCCGTCTCCTGCAGCGTGGCCAGCTCCTTGAACTGGCCGGTGATCTCGTAGAGTGCGCTCATGCTGCGGCCTCCTGCTTAGGCTCAAGCTGGGCTTTGCGCTCATCGAATGCCAGGACTAGGCGCTTGACGAACTTGTCCTCATTGCGGCGCGTGGCGCTGCGGACGTAAGAGGCGTGGAGCTTGGAAAGCTCGTGCATGGTCTGCGCGCCGGCCATTGTGTCGAGCGCAGCCTTGAGCCAGTCGAGCCGCTCTTGCGCTTGGCGCGCCACCTCGGCTTCCTTGTTCTCGGCTTGCTCAAGCTGGGCCTCGGCCTCGCGCTCGGCCACGTAATCGCGGTCGTCGTACAGCCCAAGGAAGATGTCAGCGCTGAAGCCAAGCATAGCCAGCGCCTTCTTCACTGCGTCGGTGAGCGACTTCTTCGGCGCCTCGGTGTCCGTGGTGACGCCCCACTTGCTTTTGTAGGTGAACGGCGTGCACCCGTACTGCTCGACCTCGCCGCGTTTGTCGCCCTGCATGAACCAGAGCTTGACGCGGATTGTGTGGCCGACCTCGTTGCCGATCAGTTCGCCCTTGTCGTTGCGGATCTCGCCGCCCTGGTCAAAGCGCTCCTCTGCGACCGTCCAGCCCCAGCCGATACCGACCGGGCCGAACACTTCCGTAGCGCGCTTGATCATGTGCTGGCCGCTGATCGACGTGATTTGCTGGCCGTTGACCTTTGCTGACTTGGTGGCTTCCGGCGCGGTCTTCTCGACCTGGCTCCAGATGCTCATGTTCTGGTTGTTCATGCTCAACCTCCGAAAAGTTTGTAGATCGCCGCCTCGCCAGCCAGGCCGATCAGCAGCACGCCAGCCAGCACGCCGAACCCGGTAAGGGTCCACCACGCCGCTGCGAATGAGTGGCCTGTGGGGGTGTCGTCGTAGGGGAGGGATTGGGTGCGGTTCATGGGGTCACCTCTTTCTCCTTGCGCCCGTAGTAGCGAACAGAGCGCAGCGCGGCCCCTCGCTTCTGCCTTAACCGTTTGCGTCGAATGCATAAGGCATAAGCCTCCAAGCAGGCTGGGCAGTCGCTGATGTCACTATCAAAGTTGACATCAGGCTCTTCTCCCGCGTAGAACGCTGCATCAAGCCGGCCGCCGTTTTCGAAGTAGCGGCTCAGGTGGGTTTGCTCAACCTGTATCGGGTGAGGGCCGATGCTGCCAACAGTCTGGGTAAACGGTTTTTCGCACTTTTCCAGCGCTTCTGCGATGAGTGGCTTGATCGACTGAATCTCATCAAGCACCGCGGCAAAATTGACGCACGCCTGCGCGGCCTTGGCGCGATAGTCTGGCTTTATGCGATTGCTCATAGCGGCGCCCCGTTGGTGATTCGATCTGCAAGGCCGTGAGCGAGAGCCCAGCCGGTGAGTAGTGCAAGGGTCACTGCGAAGCCCCGCCACCATGCGTAGCGCAGGGATCGTTGTCTTTGGCTAGCCATCACATGGCCCTCCCGATCTCGGCTGCGGCGCGGACGATGGCGCGGCGCCAACCTGACGTGTAGTCTTCGGGGCCGTACATGTATTCGATGCACTCAACGCCATTTTCGTCTTCTGCAAGAATGCAGGCTTCAGACGCCAGGACGTTCAGCACAAGCTTCGCCGCCAGCCGCAGCGCATCGCCGTCGTCGGTGAGCGGGCGCCACCAGCGGAGCGCATCACAGTCCCATACTGCTGGGCCGTTGATGCAGTGCTCCCCTCCTGGGTGCTTGATACCAGCCGCCTTAGCCGCCAGCTCCAACAGTTCGCGGTCTTCCATCACACACCCCCCAATAGCGCCACGTAGGCGAGAGTTCCGATAAGCGATCCGGCTAAGGTGATGCCTAGGGCGCCGGCCAGCTCCTTGAGTACGTAGGCGTTCATGGCTGCTCTCCTTGCAGGGCGGCGCGGGCAAGGTCGGAAACCTCTACCCACGACTGAGGTATTTCGATATGGGTTTCTGCGTAGCTCTGCGTTACGCCGTGAATTTCGAGCATCGCCTCCAGCGCCTCTCGCAGCCGATCCCGCTCAGCGAGAAGGGCGTCGTAGGCGTCCGCGTCAACATACGGCCCTTCTTCCATCTCAACGATGCCGGACTCAAACCCGCACATGCCGTACCGCGTCACTTCCTTGCTCATGCTGCCACTCCTCGAATTTCATGCCAGCGCTGATCGGCCAGCTCATGAATCTGTGCGCTGAATGCGCGGTACTGGTCATCAGCGATCAGATCGCAGGCATAAGCCATTTCGATCATGCCGGTGGCGTAGCTCTCGTCTGGCCTAGGGAAGTGCGAGTTGGGCATTCGCTTAATCTCGCGCTCGATCAGTTCCAAGGCCTTAGCGTGTTCGTGGCTCATGCTGCCTCCCGCTTCTCTTCGATGAGCGTCCATAGCCGATCTTCGATATCCTCGGCGTACTGCTCGGCTACGCCGGCGCAGCCATTGCGCCCCAACTCCGTCTCGTTGCCGTCTTCGTCAAAGACGGACCCGCTGATTACCTCGAACTCCATCTCTCGGTAGCCGTAGTAGTCCCAGTCGCTGTCCCGGCATCGATAATCCGGCTTGACGTCCAGGCAGTGAGTCACCTCAACTGCTAGACGGTATTCGTCTAGGTCGATCTCGAATCTCATGGGTGGATACCTCGGTTGCCCGGATGGGCGGGGGAAGGGGTGATGCAGTGGCCGGACGCTACTCCGGCTGTTGTGCCGTACAGTCTCAGACTGCCGCCTTTCGGCCTCACGGCTGCGTGTCTGCTTTCCACGCCGCACTGCATCGGGGAGTGATCTGTAGAGCTGGCCCACACGGGCGACCTCCCACCCTCCACGGGTAGGCGCGCTAAGCATCGACGCCGATTACTAGTCAGGAGGCCTGCAGTCCTCAATTCGTTCATCGCCGCCTACGCAACCAATCACCGCCGTCGCGAACGGCCGGGTCGCTGGTTAACACTGCGCTACAGCTCTACAGATCACTCTCCGATGCAGGCTCGTTACGTGAGCCATTCGGCCATCTCAACGGGCAAGCTGTGAGAGCCCGCCAACGGCTGCCGGTGTTTTTCAGCAATCGGGGCACTTGCCGGCTTATCCCCGTCGCGGATATCCCGAAGGTCCGCCGCGCGCGGATGTGATTCATGGCGCTACCAGCACCGCGCGCCGTTCGGTTATTACAGGCCCGTTAGGGTCTGGTCTGGCTGGCTCAGGGTTTCTCTCTCCACCACTCCCACCCCCACAGCGCAGCTAGTACGCAGATGAGGAGGAGGGTTTGGGGTAGGGTTAGCATGGGGTGCCGCGGGCCTTGGCGATGGCGGCACGCGCAAGGTCTCCCGCTTTCGTATGGCCCATTTCGAGCAAGCATTCAAGCGCCTCGAGCAGCTCAGGAGCCGCAGCTATCAGCCTGGCGTCTGCCTCTGTGTTGTCATGCTTGACCTTTCCACTTGAGGGCATGATCAAAAGGTTTCCGACGCTGGCGATGCAGTAGGCGTCAGCGGCCTTCTCAATTACCCACGGCCCCGGCGTAAATCCGCTCATCTCATCCTCCTTTGTGCTGATGGAGCGCATATGCGCGCAGTAGTCTTGCTCCGCTGCTTTCCGGTCAGCTCGAACGGCTGCGCCTGGCACGCTTGCGACATAACCTGCCGGGCCTTCAGTGTTGAATCGCCCGATAGCCGTGGCCGCATCGCTTGGGTGAGTTGTTCCGCAGGACTCGCATACTCTGGCCATATGAGTGCTCCAGAAAATTCGGAAATTCCGAATTTGTGCTGATGGGTGCCCGCTGCAGCCTGTGTCCAAGCTGCGGGGGTGGGGTTAGGCGGCTAGGCTCACTGCCTTACGCAGCGCTCTTTCGAAGTCAGCGAAATACAAAGTCTTCTCAGGATTGATTGCGCCGCCGACGTAGATCATCGTTGCGGCAGGGTCGTCAGGGCCGCGACCACCAACAAACCCGCGTGGGCGTGTGTCTGCGATCAGAATTCCGCCTTCCGGCACGCTTTGTCCGAACGGCAGAACAGTCACGCCTGCTGACCTGCAGGCCTCTTGGCGCTCCGGCTTGAGAGCAAGAATCCCGGCGCTGTGCGTATACAGGTTCATGTCCTTCCCTCCTGAATGATTCATCAAGCCGCCAACTGCGCCTCATCCAGTCGCTGAGCCCTGACCACTAGCTGCGTCCTGGGGGCGTCTGGGCGGCGTATAGGGCGGACCTGTGCGTGCTCTCCGCCTACGAATAACGCCAGCACGAGCGGGGCGATGATTCCCCGGCGCATGGCTTCAAGGCAGAGGCCGCGTGTTGTGCGCTGGTTGCCCAGCTTGAAACGGGCGTCGTCGAGCTGCTGCTTGACGGTGTAGTGGCTGCAGTCCATCAGCCGTGCGATTTCCTTTGCCGTCTTGTCTGTTGCTGCCCAGAGAACGGCCAGCAACTGGCGCGGTGCCAGGCCTTCGCCGAGGCGTCCTTGCCAACCATCAATTTGGATTGTGTCCATCGTGGTTCTCCTTGCTTTGGGTCTTGCTGCTTCCCAATGCACCCTGTTGCCAAGGTGCACCAGGAAACTCTTTCGCTCGTCTCGTGCGCTTCGTGCCCGCTGCTGATTGCAGGCCGTAAGGCTTCGGTCGGTTGGCGGTGGGCTTCCCTGTTCACGTGCCTCGATCAGCATTGGCGCGTGGTCGCTGGGTATATACAACCTGCTGCGTACAGCCCTGGTGCCGGTTGAGTGAGGCACACAGCAGGAGGTCCGGCGCTCCTCATAGCCGAGGCTCGGAGCGCTAAATCGATTCGGTGTTTCTGGCCTCCGTTTTCTGGCACGGTGGGCTGGCCTGCCTTTCGGCGTTTCGGGGGAGCTGAACTCCCAACAGTCGGCCACGCTGGTGTGGCTGCCGACTCTCTACTTTTGGCGCTTTACGCTGCACGCCCGGGGTGAGGCATCCCCTCTGAACTGTTGAGGCCAGTTCATCGCTGCCTGTCGTCGCTGTGTTTCGCTTCGATGGGTGAACATTACAACTAGAAATTGTAGCTTGCAAGTGGAAATTGTAATTTTCTTCAAAGAAAAGCCCGCTCAGTGGCGGGCTATGGTTTCAGTGTTCTGATCCGGTCCAGATGACGTGCACGCTTCCATCTGGCCTTCGGCGCATGGTCACGTTGTCTGCTTGTTCAATCTCTTCGAGAAGGCGCTCCCAGTCTTCAGGTCGATCATTCGGGCCCGGCCGGAGATTGGCCTGGCGCTCGCGCTGCGCGGTAGGCGCCGTGATGGTGAGGTTTACGCGCCGCACTAGGCGGCTGTAGCTGGAGAGCTGGCGTTGATTGGTGACGACTGCTGGTCCTGGCATGTGAATCCTCCTTACTGCTGGATATCCACACAGTAATTGTGAGGGTTTCACCGGGCAAGAGGAAACATGGTGGCCGGTTGCCACATGTAAAGAAGTGGCTCAGACCTAAGTAGGAGAGGGGTGCGGCAGATACAAAAAACCCCGCTAGGTGCGGGGCCTTCGGGTGTTAGGACTCGGCGATCAGCTGCCAGGAATAAACCGGGCCGCAGTAAACGCTATGCCGGCGAGTACGCATGAGACCGTAATGAAGCGCCAAGTCTGGTCGCCGATGGCTTTATGCAGGTCGGTAGATATCGCGCCTCGAAGAATATCCAGATCGGCTTTGGTAGCCATGGTCTTTTCAATCTGGTCGACTTTGGTTTCGACGCGCGCAAGCCTCTCCCGAATGTCCGGAAGGACTTTCTCAAGTGCCTCGACGCGCTTCTCCAATTCTCCGCCTCCAGGTGGGTTCTCACCGCCAATATTGTCCCTGCCCCCGCCCGTTGTCCAGCTCGTCGGCCTCAAAACCTCACCCATTGACCGCAGCCTCCCTGCCTGCCATATACATCCGAACCCTGTATTCACTGATCATCGAAAAGTGCCCGCATTGGGGGCAGGTCATTGCGACACAGGTGTGCGGAGATTCTGGCTCTGATCTCGTGGCCGTCTGAAAGACCGTAAGTGGTGGGTTGTTCTCTGAATCGCCTTCTTCAAACTCGATATGCATATCCCAGGCGCCTTTGTACTCGCAGAACGGGCACGCTTCAGGCCTGCCAGAGTCACGCAAGTAGAAGACGAGATCCATGAGCCGCAGCGGCGGCCCGTCCATGTACTTCCTTGCGTCCGTAATCAAGCGATTCTCCACATCTCAAACCCTAGCCCTGCTCGGCGGCACGATGGCGCCGACCGAATGAATGTGCTCTATCTGCTCCGTGGGGATGTTGCGGATCGTGTGGCCGTTCACTGAAAGCAGGCTGACTTCCGCCTCGTTGCAATAGAGCAGGCGCTTCAACATGCTCTCGCCTTCAGTAGTGCGGACCATGACGTACTCGCCTGGGAAGTAGTCCCTATCCGGCTCGATGACTGCCACCCAGCCGCTATGGATAGCCGGCTCCATCGAGTCACCCTTGAGGCGTAGCGCATAGGCGCTGGCGTCGCGTGAGTAGGCATCCACGGTGCCGTCAGCTTCTTCCAGGGCATACCAATAGCCCTCGGCACCCATCTGCGCAGTGCCGACGATAGGGATGGCGCGGTAAGGGCTGACGATTGGCGGGCCTTGCTCGACGTTCGATTCCAGCTGGCCAGTAATTCGCTGGAATTCGCCTTCAATCGCATCGTCTGACATCAGGTCGCCGACGCTTACGCCAAGAACCTCGGCGAGCCTTGTCATTTTCTGCTGACGAGGCACGTTCTTTCCGGCCTCCCATGCCTGTACAGACTGGGGAGTCACCTTCATTTCGCGGGCCAGTTCCGACTGGTTCCAGCCCTTCAGTTCGCGCAAGAGCGCAATGCGTTTTCCGATGTGATTCATGCCGCTAACGATACAACCGCTGGTTGTAACTGGCATTGCAATTCTCCCTTGTAAAATCCATTGCTTCCCTGTAACTTTGCGTTGTAGTTCGAGATAAACGGAGTTCCACATGAACGAAAACGCCGCCACTCGTGCTGCGGCTGCAGCGGGTGGGCAGTCAGCTCTCGCCAGGCTTCTTGGCTGTTCTCCTCAAGCCGTACAGCGCATGTGCGCTACCGGTCGAGTACCAGCCGAACGTGTTTTGCAGATCGAGGCGGCTAGCGGCGTTTCTCGTCACGAGCTTCGTCCTGATCTGTACCCGAAGTCGCGGAAGCGAGCTGCTGCATAAGAGACATCCCTGTCAGTGGTTTCCATGGTTCCCATCTTAGGACCAACGGATCGGACAGGTAAGCGAAGCGGGGAGGGTGAGGATTTATCCAGTACCCGGAACTGCAGGCAATAAAAAACCCGGGATGACGGCCCGGGTTCTTCAACAGCAACAACACACAGGACGAATCATGACAAACGTTATTCAGATTGGCAACACCCAACGGGGGTTCACCCGGATGGACAACAGCATCATGGATGCCTTGATGGCGATCGATCTGCCAGCGCGTGAGCTGAAGGTCGCTCTGTTCGTCGCCAAGACAACCATCAACTTCCAGGCCGGCCCGGTACGCATCACAGCAGCCGCTGTGTCGAAGGCAACCCATATCCACCCGGACGTTGCTTCCAAAGCTATCAGCCACCTCCTGAAGCGTCGCGTGATCTTCCGTGAGGGCGGTGCGCGTGGCGATATTGGCCTGTGTGATCCGAAAGAATGGGTATTCGTAGAAGGTCCGAATCAGACCAACAGAGCCGACTCGGACCAAAACGACAAGGTCGTCTCGATTGCGAGTCAGACCAAAACCGACGACTCCCTTCTTTATTCTAAGAAAGAACCCCTAGTAACTGTTCCTTCGGAACAGATTACTGCCCCCCAAGGGGGCGACATCACCCCGATTGAAAAAACCTCTGGGGTTTCGTTCAACGGCGAAGACTTCGAAGTCAGCTCTGACCTGATCACCAAGTGGGCTGACGCCTACGCACCGATTGACGTCGAGGCAGAGATCAAGCGCGCCGCAGCCTGGGCCAGCGGCAGCAAGCCGAAGAAGGACTGGCGCCGTTTCCTGGTCAACTGGCTTGGCCGTGAGTTCAAGCGCAACCCCAATGGCATCTCCGAGGTTGGCGTTCCGGTAGACCAGATCATCGACCTGTACCACCGCGTTTGCCCGAACTTGCCGGCCGTCACCGTGAAGACCGACAAGGCTCTGCGGAACATGATCGCTGAGCGCTGGAACGAGGCCGAAGCGCACCGTGACGGGAAAGGTTTCTGGCTCCCGTTCTTCATGAAGGCTAACAACCGCAGCCAGGTCTTCTACCGCGGCCACAACGTTGTTCCTCGCCTGGAGGCCCTGGTCAGCCGCGCCGTATTCCGTGAAATCTCGGAGGCGCAGCAATGATCGAACTTCACAGTCTGGAAGCCGAGCACGGCGTTATCGGCTCGATGCTCAAGCAGCCGCACCTGATTGACGTCCTGAGTGATGACCTGTCGCCCGAAGCGTTCGCCTACGCCGACAACGCCGACCTGTACCGCCTGATCATGGAGCTGCACAACGACGGCCAGCCGGTGGACGCGATCACTCTCGGCGACCGCATGGCTGAGCTGCCAAGTGGCACTCGGACCACGGCCTATGCCGGCGAGATCCAGTTCAACACACCGTCCGCTGCCAACGCGAAGACCTACGCGAAGATCATCCGCGACCGCGCCGTGGCTCGCCAGATCGTCGCCGCAGCCGAGCGCATCCACGAGATCGCTCATGACCAAGCGACCGTCGAGGACAAGATCGCGCAGGTGCAGTCGACCATTCTGGCCCTCGGTACTGATGGCGGCGACGCCGAATGCCAGACCATGGCCGACATGTGGGCGGAGCACATCGAGGTGCTGCAGGTCCGTCTGGATCGTTTCGCCAAGGGCGAAGCAATGGACGGCCTGGGGACTGGTATCCCTGACCTCGACAAGTACACCCAAGGCATGAAGCCGGGCCAGATGATCGTCGTTGCTGGCCGACCTGCCATGGGTAAAACCACCCTGGCCATGAACATCGCGGCCGACGTCGGCATCAACCAGCGCAAGCCGGTTGCCGTCATCAGCCTGGAGATGAGCAAGACCCAGCTGATGGATCGCCTGCTCGCGGCAGTCGGCGGCATCCCGCTGCCGTCCCTGAAGACCGGCGAGTGCAGCAACGACTACAGCACCGAGCTGGCGGCTGCTGGCCTGAAGCTGAGCCGGTCGCCAATCGTCGTATCTGACGTGCCGGTCATGACCATGGCGCGCATTCGTTCCATCGTCCGCCGCCAGAAGCATCGCATGGGCGGCATGGGCCTCGTGGTCATCGACTACTTGGGCCTGGTCGAGGGTGAGGGCGCCGGCCGGACTGAAGACGTAACGGTCATGTCGCGCCAGATCAAGCTGCTGGCCCGCGAGATGGAATGCCCCGTAATCATCCTGTCCCAGCTCAATCGCGGCTGCGAGTCCCGCCCGGACAAGCGCCCTGTGCTTTCCGACCTGCGCGAATCCGGCGCTATCGAGCAGGACGCCGACATCGTGATGTTCGTTTACCGGGATGAGGTTTATCACCCGAACACCCAGGACAAGGGCATCGGCGAAATCCTGATCCGCAAGAACCGTGACGGCCAGATCGGCATGGTCCCGACCGCCTTCCAGGGCGACAAGTCCCGCTTTGTCCCGCTCGCCGCGCACACCCGCAGCAGCAATGTCGTCGAGGTGAACTTCTGATGAAAAGCCGTCGGACTGTCTTCGAGCACAAGGGCTACAAGCTGCGCTCATACACCGAACTGATGTGGGCGCGCCTGATGGATGCCATCGACGTGTTCTACCTCTACGAGCCGGACCTGATTCAGGTCGAGGGCTGCAAATACCTGCCGGACTTCTACTTGCCGGCCGCTGACTTCTATCTGGAAGTGAAGGGCAAGTACCCGACTGCAGAAGAGAAAAAGAAGGCCGAAGGCGTGCTCGCTGCCACCGGGCGCCCTGTTGTTTTTCTTGTTGGGCGGCCGGAGAGCGATGACCACGGATTTATGAATTGCTGCCTTATGGCTCAGCGTCGAGATGAGTGGGTTCTTGTTTCGTTGCATGACCTAGACCAGCTCTATCTTGCGGCTGCCGGCCAGGCGGCATGGCTTAAGGCGATCCTGTCTGTGCGCGAGGACTGCCTCGACTACCTGCGCCCCATCAGCGAAGTCATGGACGAGGTACTGCACGAGATGTTCGGTCGCGGCCCGATGGAGAGTCATCTGCGCCTGGTCCACAAGCGGGTCAACGAGGCGCGGTCATCGGCCGAGCGCGAGACGTCGATCGCCGAGCAAGGGCTCGCGTGGTGGCGCAACCGGTACTTCCCCAAACCCAATGACCATCGCGTCGTCTGTGCTGACGGAAGCACCCAGCGCGGCGTAGGAGCACGGAAATGAGTGAAGACAAGCGCAACAAACTGACCAATACCGTCGCTTCGATGCTGCTGCCGCTACTGATCGCGCTTTTCGGCGCGAATCTGCTGATCCAGCTCATCGATCGCTTCAGCAACAACGAGACGGCCTGGAGCTTCTACTCGGACACAGTGGACTTCACCTGCATCGTGGCCCGCAGCCGTGGCCAGGAAACTATGTGGTGCATGCCAGGGGATCATCGCGTAGAGGAGTCCGCCAAGTGACCGACTACATCACCTACGAGCAGCTTGTAGAGGCACTCAGCTATGACCCTGAAACCGGTGTTTTCACTTGGCTGATAAGCCCGGCGAAGATCGTGCGCGCGGGATCTGTTGCGGGAACGAGAGCGACCACTGGGTACATCGATATTGGATTCAAGCAGAAAACATACCGTGCCCATCGCCTTGCCTGGCTCTACATGACGGGCCGGATGCCAACTCTTGATATTGACCACATCAATGGGGTTCGGGACGACAACAGATTCGCAAATCTACGGGAGGTAGACCGTATTACCAACATGCAAAACATTCGCCGGCCCGGAGTAAAGAACAAGTCGGGCTATCTAGGCGTGTCCGTGGATCGCTGGGATGGGAAGTGGATAGCCCAGATAACCGTAAACGGCGAGAAGGTTTTCCTAGGGCGGCATGAGTCGCCAGAGCTTGCGGCAGCAGCGTACATCGAAGCAAAGCGCCGCCTACATCCTGGGTGCACGATATGAGTACGTTGATTGAAATCACCGAAGCCTTCCACCAGGCCCGCACAGCCCCCGATGTAACAGATCGCGCCACCGGGTTAGAGGAGGCAGATCGGATAGGTGGCGTGGCGCTGGTACAGGCCAGGCTGCAGGGGCAGGGCGCTGAGTTCTGTGCCGACTGTGACGTAGAGATTCCCGACGCTCGCCGCAAGGCCTATCCGTCGGCGGTGTGCTGCGTTGAGTGTCAGGGGATTCGGGACAAGATGGAGGCGCGCCGCCGTGGCTGACCTCATGCTCCGCTCCGACATAGACCGCCAGCGCCTCATTGGCTTCCTGCAGGGCCTGGACCTTTCCAAGCCTCGCAAGGTGGCAATCACCGAGATCCGCAGCAAGCGCTCCGATGCTCAAAACCGTTTGCTCTGGCAGTGGAACAGCCTGATCCAGCAGCACTTGCGCGAATCGTTCGGCCAGATCGCAAGCGCTGAAGAGTGGCACGAGATCTTCGTCAGCAAGCTATGCCCAGCAGAGGTTCACCCGGTAGTGCTGCCAGACGGCACCCGCTACCGCGTAGGCCGGGCGAAGACTCGCAGCTTCACCATCGCGCAGATGACGGAATACCTAGAGCTGCTGGACGCGTACTGCGCCGAGCACCTGGGCCTACTGCTACCGCACCCGGAAGACCTGATGTACGCCATCTATGGCGAGAGGAGGGTGGCATGAAAGGCAAGACGCCAACCAAGGCTCAGAGCGACTACCACGACCAGATCGCCCAGCTCGGCTGTATCGCCTGCAAGAAGGACGGCCGGTTCAATCCGGTCGTGAGCATCCACCACGTCGATGGGCGCACCAAGCCTGACGCGCATTGGCTCGTGCTTCCGATCTGCGCTGGACACCATCAGCACGGCACCGGAGCGCCAGGCCTGACCGGCATCCACCCATTCAAGGCCCGCTTCGAACTGGCCTACGGGAAGCAGGAAACACTAATCCGCGACTGCGCCCTGCAGTTGCTTGATATGGGCCTGGCAGTTCCTGCGCGGGTCATGGAATTGATCGGACTGGAGCAGGCGGCGTGATGCGCAACCTTGATTGGCAGGCTGGAAAGCCTGAGCAGCTGCAGGAGGGTCTGGCTCTGCTGTGCCGCGACGAGCACTTCGATCAGAGCTGGATCTACCTGCATGGCTCGGAAGCAGCAGAAAACCAGAGCTGGCATTTGGACAACTGCGTCGCCTGGGCCTGGGTGCTCAAGCCGCACGAGGTGGAATGGCTGGAGAGCATGGCCGCCGTTCACCTGATCGCAAACAACAGAGCAACGAGGAAGCCGCAATGAGCTGGCTAGAGATCGCGGTAATCGCCCTGGTCGCCGTCCTTGCCCCTCTAGCGGCCGCATGGGCAGACCTGAAAGTAACCGAATTGAACGAGAAGGAAGCCAGCCAGTGAAAGCCCATCAGATCCTCGAAGCCGGCCTTGGCCACATGAAGGACCGCTCTGCCACCTACGACAAGCCAGCCGGCGAGCGGAGCATGGGCGCCACGGTTGACGCCTTCCGCGCCATCACTGGCCACAACCTCACCGAAGAACAAGGCTGGCTCTTCATGGGCCTGCTCAAGATGGTTCGCAGCCAGCAGGGCGGGTTCCGGGCTGACAACTACGAAGACCTGGCCGCATACGCCGGGCTCCAGGGTGAGGCCGCATGGGCTGAGCGCACGAATCAGGACTTCGGCCAGCAGAACACCATCGACTGCCGCAGCGATGCCGAGAAGGCGGAACTGGCATGAAGATCAGCGCAATCGATTTACAGGCGAGGCTAGGCGATGAAGTGCTCTGCGGCGAGGCGTGGATTAACAGCGGAAGGCCTGACTGCCAAGGCCAATGCGGAGCAGCTTGCGCTCGCAATCGCGGACAAGATGCGCGCCCGGTGCAAGCCCATGGGACTACCGAAGTGGCGCCAGTGGGTATCGGCCGAGCTGTCGCGGATGAGCCCGCTGCTCCGGTCGATGGTGCGCGCTGCGCTCGAAGCGAAGGCGAGGGGGAGTAGATGATCATTGGAATCGACCCAGGCTGCTCCGGAGCAGTGGTCCTTATGCACAACGACTACCGCTACGTTGCGCACCTGCTCATGCCTACGGTGAAGGTCGGCACGAAAAGCCGAGTGAACGGCGCCGCAATTGCCGCCTTCCTGCGTGAGCACAAGTACCGCGAGCCGACCCATGCCTATCTCGAACAAGTCGGCGCCATGCCGGGCCAGGGCGTTTCCTCGATGTTCACCTTTGGCCATGCCGCTGGCGTGGTCGAGGGCATCCTGCAAGGAGCGTGCATCCCGTACACATTGGTCACCCCGCAATCATGGAAGAAAAGAGCGGGCCTCATCGGGGCCGACAAGGATGCCGCACGCTCCCGCGCCATTCAGCTTTACCCGGACCTCCGCATTCTCGACCTGAAAGGGAAGGGGCAAGCGGTGGCCGACGCCATTTTGATCGCCCGGTTTGGGCAGAAGGGGGAGTAAGCGAATGCTCGCATGTCCGAAGTGCCTGAACACAGGCAGCAGACTTCACTCATACCGCGGCACTAATCGCCGCCTGTGCTGCACCGGATGCGGGCACATCTACAACGAGGCGCGCGGCATCGACGTGCCGGAACTGGAAGGGAAGGCTGAGACCTACGTCATCACGGCTGCAGTGAACGCAACCAAGGCGCACGCCGGGTTTCTCAAGACGCTGCAGCTCTACTGCTCCCTGCGTGGCGCCCGGCTGATCGTGATACCCATGCGCTACAAGAACCCGACTCGCCGGGATGAAGTGGCCGATGACGACTGGTGGGATGCCCGCCTGATGCCGTACATCACCCACGAGCGCACCAAGCTGGCTAAGGGGCTGGTTGTTCTGGCTGATATCAAGATCCAGCCGACCGCCGTGAAGCCGCTGCAAGGCTGGCTGACCGTATCTGGCCGCGACTGGGCAATCCTCGGGCACACCAAGATCGCATTGGAGTCTGTCGCGACGCGCCTGGGCGACCATGCGAAGCTCGTGATGACTACCGGCGCCTGCACTGTCGAGAACTACAGCGACAGCAACGCCGGAAAGAAAGGCGAGTTCCACCATACGCTAGGCGCCGTCGTGGTAGAGGTGGACGGCCTGCACAACCACATCCGCCACATCTGCCCGATGAAAGACGGCAGCTTTATCGACCTCGACACGAAATACACCGTGAAAGGGCCTGAAAAGGCGCCGCGCGCTGAAGTGCTAACGATGGGCGACATCCATGCCGAGATGGCCGATCCGGTCGTCACAGAGGCAACCAGAGCGCTTGCCGGCATAGTGCAGCCGAAACATCTGGTCCTGCATGACGTGCTGAACTTCGGCTCGGCCAGCCATCACAACAAGTTCTTCGAGAAGTTCAAGCGGCACATCGACGGCACATCAAGCGTCCTGCATGAGCTGAAGAAGACTGCGCGCCACGTCGATGACCTGGCCACCTTCGCCGATCAGACGATCATGGTGAACTCGAACCATCACGATCACTTCCGGCAGTGGCTAGAGAGGTCCGAGAACGCCCTGGATATCGAGAACACCCTGGTATTCCACGAAACCAAGGCCGTTATGCTTCGCGCCATCGTCGATGGCTCTTACTGCGATCCGTTCAAGTACTGGATGGACAAGCTAATGAGTGCTGCCGACCGGGTGAAGTGGCTGAAGCCCGATGAGTCGTTCATGCGCTTCGGCATCGACTTCAGCAACCACGGCGACAAAGGGCCAAACGGCGCACGCGGTAGCACGCAGGCATTCGCAACGGTCGGCGCCAAGGTCACGCACGGACACGGCCACGGCGGCCGGATCATTGATGGCGCCCATTCGGTCGGCACTAGTTCGCTGATGAACATGGGCTACAACGCCGGATCGCTCAGCGGCTGGACGGCAACCCACGACATCACCTACGCCAACGGCAAGCGGACGCTGATTCACTGCGTCGGCGGTACCTTCTTTCGCCGCGATGCGGCAGCAGCACGGGGAGCAGCAGCATGAAGATGAACAGCGCGCGTCAACTCTGGCATGACGCCTACTACCAGCGCCGGGAATCTACTACCTCCTACGCCCTCGAGGTGGGAATGCTGCAGGCCAGCATCCAGAAGACCGAGAAGGACCGCCGCACCGACGTGGCGCTCGATCAAGCGCTGTGCGGAATGGTTCAGTCGGTGATCGGTACGCTACCGGCCAGCCTGCAATGCTTCGGGCACTGGATGTACTCGCCACTGGCCGACGACGACCACCGGGAGATTGCCGAGGAGCTTGTGTTCGCGATGGCCGCCGCCAAGCTACCGCGCATGACCGAAGCCAAACGAGAGAAGGCGCAGCACGTCGCCAAGGGCGTGCTCTACCGGTACCGCCGCCAGCATCAGGGAGGGCAAAGCTCGACGCCTGACCCGCTGCCGACCCCTGAGACCTTCCGCGCCTGGCTCTTCGACGAGTACGGCGTGCGCCTCTGCAGCGAGAACTGGACACGTGAGTGGGAGTCACACATCGACGCATTCTTCCAGGCCTGCAACGACATGGACAAGGCCGCGCTGGCTCCGGTTTCTTGCTTGCTGTACCAGTGGAAGGATGCTGCGTAAATACGGGCTTAATACGTGAGAAAAACGCTTGCATTCCCGTTCGGCTAGAGGCACTATTTCCCCATGCTGTGATTCCTTCGCCTGATGGAATATTCGGCCAGCACATTGCTCAGTGTGCCTCGCAAATGCTTCATCGCAGGCCTTCTCACCCTGCAGCACCAAACAGAAAGCCCTAGCAGAAATGCCGGGGCTTTTTTATGCGCAAACGGTTGATGAGGGCTCACCACCCAGCGCACCCATTCGCACCGCATCGCGCAATAGAGTGCAGCGCCACGGCAGCTTACGCGGCCTAACGTGCAATGCAGTGCAACCCTATTCCGGCCTCGCCTAGTGCGGGGCTTTGTTCTTTCTGGAGAAGGCAATGCTCGCTAACCCTGTGTTTATGGCTCCGAGCAATCCTGATGTCCCTCGCCCGAGTGACGCCGCGCTTGTTGAGCTGGCTCGCGGCGTGTGCCTTGCCATCGAGCGGTGCGGTGCAAGCCCTGAGCTAACCGACGCTCTTACGCTGGCAAGTGACCTGCGTGCATACCTCAGCAAGCCGCGTGTGGCTTGAACCCTATTCCGGCCCCATGCCTGCCTCCTTGCCCCGAGCGGATCGCACGCGCATGTGAGGCCGGACCAAACACCAACTGCCCCATGCGGGATAACCGAGATATGAAGATGCCCGACCGTCCTGAAACGTGGGCTGTGGCTCTCGCATGGCTGCAGACAATTGCTCCGAGCCTGTATGCGTTCGGCCTTTCCGTGACCATCGCTGTCGTTCGCGTGATCTACGGAGGCGGCAGTAAGCGACAGATGCTGCTCGAAGGGCTGCTATGTGGATTCGCCACGCTGACCCTTGTCCCGTTGCTCGAATACTTCGGCCTGCCTCAATCGATGGCCACGTTCGTAGGTGGATCGGTTGGCTTCCTCGGAACAGAAAAGCTCCGCGACCTGGCTATCCGCTGGGGGGAGAAGAAGGCGAGCGCATGAAGCCTAAAGGGTTCACCTGTAAGCAGTGCGGCGATCCTATGGGGCGTCCTCATCTGTGGTGTTCCAAGTGCAAGGCCAAAGCTATCGAAGAAGCCAAGCGCCGAGAGCAGCAATGAAACGCCTCCACGCCATCCTCCTGCTACTCCGCATCGCCGCCTGTGTCGCTGTGATGATCGGGAAAGAGGTGTGGATGGCAGCGAGAGCAGCGTGGAAGGGGAGCCGGAATGATCACTATCAAGGCGCCAGACGCAAAGCTCGCCCAAGAGCAGCTCGATAAGTTCGCCAAGCAGATCCCGTTCGCTATGGCGCTGACCCTGACCAATCTAGCGAAGCTCGTGCAGGCCGGGGAGTACAAGGTGATGGCGCGCCGGTTTGATCGGCCGACCAGAACCACGATGGACAGCATCTTCGTAAGGCCAGCCAATAAGACAAAGCTGCAGGCAGTAGTTGGCCTCAAGGATCAAGGTGCAGGCATAGCTGCAAACAAGTATCTGCAGTCGGCCGTATACGGTACGTACCGCAAGCCTAAGCGTTTCGAGAAAGCGCTGATGGCCAAGGGAGTGCTGAAGCCTGGGCAGTATGCAGTCCCCAATAAGGACTTCCTCGACCACAACGGGAACGTCAAAGGCTCGCTTGCAAGGCGACTGCTCAAGGCGGTTGATCCGAACAAGGCATCAGCCCCTGCCGGTAAGCGCACCAGGGCAAGCAAATACTTCGCTGGTGAGGTTGATGGACAGGACGGCATATGGGAGCGCAAGCGCTTCGGCAAGGACTATGGAGTAAGGCCGGTATTCATCTTCACTGATGCCGCCCCTAGGTACAGCGTGCGAGTCCCGTTCTTCAAGATCGCAGACAACATCATCAAGGCGAACTTCGACAAGGAGTTCGAGAAGGCATTTGAGCGGGCTGTGTCGACTGCGAGGTGATGCACCGACGTGGTGCAAATCAGGCATCCGGACGGCCAGGCCCCACCCCCATTGGGTCCTCCTGGGCACCCCGGGCCCTGCGGGTAATTCGCGCCCCGCCTTTTCGCTTCATACGAACTTTTTCCAGCTGGACCGCTTCCGGTTCCGGGACGAACACGCATGGCCACTCAAATCGAAGTCGCACAGCACCTCGATATCAGTGACCGGCAGGTGCGAAATCTACTGACAGACGGCGTTCTGCCTAGCTCTAAGGGCGCTGGCGGATTGGATATTGACGCCTGTCGCTTGGCGTACATCAGGTATTTGCGCGGGATCGGGAATGGCCAAGTCCGACCGGAACCGCCAGCCGATGAAGACGGCGACGACAAGGACACTGCCAAGCGCCTAGAGCAAGAACGCCTGCGACTGACTGCAGCCCAGGCCGAAGGTCAAGAACTGAAGAACGACATCACCAAGCGCAAGTCGGTCCCTACCGAATTTGCCACGTTCGTGCTGTCGCGCCTGGCCGCTGAAATCGGGTCGCTACTCGACACGCTGCCCCTGACATTGAAACGCCGCCACCCTGACCTAGAGGTCCGGCACATCGAATCGGTCCAGCGTGAGCTGGCCAAGGCACGCAACCGGGCGGCGACCCTAGATGACCGCCTGCCTGGATTGCTGAATGAATATCTCGACACCGCAGATCAATGAGCTGGCCGGGGCCGTGCGCCTCGGTCTGGTTCCGCTGTCGCGTCCGGTGCCGATGACGCCCGTTGAATGGGCGGATGAGAATTTCTACCTGTCCAGCGAGTCGTCCTATCAAGAAGGCCGCTGGGAGACGCTGCCGTTTCAGGTTGCCATCCTTAACGCGATGGGCAACGACGAAATCCGCACCATCAACGTGATCAAGTCGGCCCGTGTCGGCTATTCGAAGATGCTGCTCGCGGCGTCTGCCTACCAGATCGAGCACAAGCGCAGGAACATCCTGCTGCTTCTGCCAACCGATGGCGCCGCGGCCGGATTCATGAAGGCCCACGTCGAGACGATGATCCGCGACGTGCCGAGCATCTACGCGCTCGCGCCTTGGTACGGCAAGAAGCACCGCGACAACACGCTGGACACCAAGCGATTCAGCCACAGCAAGCAGCTCTGGTGCCTTGGTGGCGCAGCGGCGAAGAACTACCGCGAGAAGTCGGTCGACACCATCATCTATGACGAGCTGGCAGCGTTCGAGCCGGACGTGGAGAAGGAAGGCAGCCCGACATTCCTTGGTGACAAGCGGATTGAAGGCTCGACCTTCCCGAAGTCGATCCGAGGCAGCACTCCGAAGATCAAAGGCACCTGCCAGATTGAGGCGGCGGCGAGCGAATCGCCTCACCTGTTCCGGCTGCATGTGCCGTGCCCTCACTGCCAGGCTGAGCAATTCCTGAAGTGGGGCGGCAAGGACTGCGCGTTCGGCATCAAGTGGGACGCAGAGAGCCCGGGCAACGCCTGGTACGTCTGCGAACACAACGCCTGCATGGTCCAGCAGCACGAAATGCAGGAGCAGCACGCGAAAGGGCGCTGGATTTGCGAGAAAACCGGCATCTGGACACGCGACGGGCTGGACTATTTCAGCGCCGACGGCGAGGTCATCCCGACACCTGATTCGGTCACCTTCCACATCTGGACGGCATACAGCCCGTTCACGACGTGGGGGCGCATCGTACTGGACTTCTACAAGGCCAAGGACGACCGCAACAAGCTGAAGACCTTCATCAACACCACGCTCGGCGAAACCTTCGACGAAGACGAGGGCGAAAAGGTCGAGTGGGAGACGCTTTACGGTCGCCGCGAGGTATACCCGCAGATCCCGGCACGCGCCGTTGCGCTGATGGGCGGCATCGATACCCAGGACGACCGCTACGAGGGTCGAGTTTGGGCGTTCGGCGCCGGAGAGGAGAAGTGGCTTGTCCATCGCTTCATCCTGCACGGTGACCCCGCAAGCGAAGAGCTGCGCCGCAAGGTCGGACTCGAAATTCACCGGCAATTCATCCGGCCAGACGGGCTTCCGATGAAGGTTGACCGTTGGTGCTGGGACTCCGGCGGCCACTACACCGACGAGGTGTATGCCGAAAGCCGCAAGCACGGTGTTACGTGGGTCATCCCGATCCGAGGCGCAAACACCTACGGCAAGCCGATCGCCAACATGCCGCGCACGCGGACCAAGGCGGGCGTCTACCTGACCGAAGTCGGCACCGACAACGCCAAGGAGCTGATCTACAGCCGCCTGCGTCTCGGCGTCGACACAGCGCGCAGCCAGGCCGGCGACATGCAGCCAGGCGCGATCCACTTCCCGGCCAATGACGACATCTGCGACGAGTCGGAGCTGAAACAGCTCACGGCTGAAACCAAGCGCCTGAAGATCGCTGGCGGTCAGCGCGTTTACCGCTGGGAGGCGAACGGCCGGCGCAACGAGGCGCTGGATTGCCTGGTGTATGCCCTGGCCGCGCTACGGATCAGCCAGCAGCGGTTTGGCCTGAACCTCGACGCCATCGACCCAGCTTCACCTGAAACTCAATCAAACGACGAGCGCCCGCGGGTGCAGTCCTCCTACTGGAGAAAGTGATGGCATTCACGCGCGAGCAATACGACACGCTGAAAGCGGCCATCGCAGGCGGCGAGCTGATGGTTCGCTATGCCGACCGCAGCGTCACCTACAGGTCGCTCGACGAGATGATCCGCACGCTTCGGCTGATGGAAACAGATCTCGAACCGCTTCCCGACACTGGCCCGAGAGGGCGCACCTACACATCCTTCTCCAAGGGCTACTGATATGGGCGTGATCGACACCCTGTTTCCCGGCATGGCCGCGAAACGCGCAGAGTCGCGCCTGAAGAAAGCCAAGGCCGAGATGGTGACGCAGATGCTCGCCCGTCGGTTCGAGGGTGCGGCAGGCGGGCGGCGCAACGATGGATGGCGCGCAGCTGGCACAGACGCGAACGCCGAGAACGGGCCAGCCCTGACGGTGCTCCGCAATCGTGCCCGCGACATGCGCCGGAACAACCCTTACGCCGAGCGGGCAATCACCGGTATCGCTGACAACGTGATCGGCGCCGGCATCGTCCCGCGGCCAAAGGCCAAAAGCGCTCGATCGAACAAGAAACTGTCCGCGACCTGGGCAGCGTGGGGTGAAACCACAGCTTGCGACGCTGACGGCATCGAGAACTTCTACGGCCTGCAGCACAAGGTCATGGAGACGGTGGCCGAGGCCGGTGAGTGCCTGATTCGCCGTCGCCGACGCTTCAGTTCTGACGGCCTGCCTGTCCCGATGCAGTTGCAGGTCATCGAGCCGGACTTCCTCGACGACGCCAAGAGCGCCCGAAACGGTGGCAACCAGATCATCCAGGGCATCGAGTTCGATGCGCTCGGCCGGCGTGTAGCGTACTGGCTGTTCGAAGAGCATCCCGGCGCATCAACTGGCCTGGTGTCGAGTCAGTCCAAGCGGGTTCCGGCAGAAGACGTGATCCACGTGTTCATGCCTCGTCGCCCTGGGCAGGCCCGCGGTTACACCTGGCTCGCTCCGGTCATGCAGCGTCTGCGTCACTTCGACGAGATGGAAGACGCAGTAATGGAGCAGGCCAAGATTGCCGCCTGCTTCGCCGCCTTTGTGACTCAGGGCGATATGGGGGGCGGGGCCAAGGCGCCACCCCTAGTTGACCGCATGGAGCCCGGCCTTATCCAGCAGCTGGCCATGGGCGAAGACGTCAAGTTCGCCGCGCCGCCAACCTTCAACGGGTACAGCACCTATGCCTGGCAGGCACTGCACGCAGTTTCGGTCGGCCTGGGCATCCCTTACGAACTGCTGACAGCCGACCTCAAGGGTGTGAACTTCTCCAGCGGCCGCATGGGCTGGCTGCACTTCGCGCGCCGCGTCGATGTGTGGCAGTGGCGAATGATGATCCCGCAGCTGTGCGAACAGGTATGGGAGTGGTTCATCGAGGCGCAGACGCTGATCCCTGGCGGCGTGCTCGAGGAAGCCGGCGCCGAATGGGTGCCGCCACGCCGCGACATGGTCAATCCGGCCGAAGAGGTTTCGGTGCTCAAGGATCGCATGCGCCTCGGCCTGCTCACGCCAGACGACGCGCTGCGCGAGATGGGCTACACGGACCCGGACGATGTACTTGCCCGGTTCGCAACACACCTCGGGAAGGTAGACGCCGCCGGCCTGGTGTTCGACTACGACGCCCGCAAGGTTTCCGCGGCGGGGCAGCAAACAGTCCCGCCACCAACCAACACCGAGAGCACAGAAGATGACGGAAGCGACGATCAAGACGCTTGAGACGCCGATGCTCAGTCTGCGCGCTGCCGTGCGCGAAGGATCTATCGACGTTGAGGCTAGAACTGTCGAGCTGATCTGGACAACCGGCGCCAAGGGGCATCGATGGGCATGGGACGTCGGCAGCTACATGGAGGAGCTAGAGGTCACCGAGCAGGCGGTACGCCTTGACCGGCTGAACAACGGCGCGCCGTTGCTGAATACCCACAAGGCGGACGACTTAGACGACGTTATTGGCGTCGTTGAGCGCGCCTGGATATCGGGTGGAGAAGGTCACGCACTGGTGCGATTCAGCAAGCGCGATGACGCTGAGAAGATTTTCCAAGATGTGCAGGACAAGATCCTGCGGAAGATCAGCGTTAAGTACACGGTGCATCGATACATGGTCACCGAGAGCGATAACGAAGCAATGCCTACCTATAAGGCCATTGACTGGGAGCCGTTGGAGCTTTCCATCGTCCCAATCGCTTTTGACGACGGTGCGAACATTCGCAGCGCCAAGACCCCGGCCGATTACCCCGGCCAGCGCTTCAACACGCAATTCGAAATCCGGGAAGCCGAACAGGCCCCCGAGCAACCGGCCGCCGTGGCCACTGAAACCCAAGAGGAAAACGAAATGACCGACGAAACCCGCGCGGCCGAAGATCAAAGCCAGGCCGCAATCGAAGCAGAGCGTAAGCGCTGCCTCACCATCCGCAGCATGGCCAAGAAGGTTGGCATCGCCGACGAGTTCGCCGACGACCTGATCGCTCGCGGCATCAGCTCCAACGAAGCCAGCGCTGCAATGATCGACAAGCTGGCCGAGCGCCAGGCTTCCGACCAGCCGAACACCCGCAGCGCTCAGCCGACCGTTGTCACCTCCGGCGTCGATGCTTCCGTGGTCGCTGCCAAGCGTGGCGCCATGCAGAACGCTCTGCTCGCTCGCTGCAACCCGAGCATCAAGTTGGAAGACGACGCCCGCGAGTTCCGCGGCATGCGCCTGATCGACATGGCCCGCGAGTCCGTCGAGATGGCAGGCGGTAACGCCCGCGGCATGACCCCGCAGGAAATCGCCCGCGCCGCCTTGGGCTGCGACCGCACCGCTGTCCGCGCTGCCGGCATGCACACCACCAGCGACTTCCCGATCCTGCTTGGCTCGACTGTCAACCGCACCCTGCGCGATGCCTACGCACTGGCTCCTCAAACTTGGCGCCCGCTTGGCCGTCAGACCACCGTGTCCGACTTCCGCGAAGTCAGCCGCGTGGCGCTGGGCGACATCGCTGCGCTGGAGAAGGTCAACGAGCACGGCGAGTACAAGTACGGCTCGCTGGGCGAAGAAGGCGCCCCGCTGAAGGTCGGCAAGTTCGGTAAGATCATCGCCATCACCTGGGAAGCCATCGTGAACGACGACCTGTCGGCCATGACCCGCATTCCGCAGGCGCTGGGCGCTGCTGCTGCTCAGACCGAGTCGGATGTGGTCTGGAACCTGCTGCTGGGCAACCCGAACTTCGTCGATGGCAAAGCAGTGTTCCACGACGACCACGGCAACCTTGCTGCCAGCGGTGGCGCGATCAACACCACTACCCTGGCCGCTGCTCGCGCTGCAATGCGCAAGCAGAAGTCCAAGGCTGGCCACTTCCTCAACCTCGGCCCGGAATACCTGGTCGTCGGCCCGGACAAGGAGCTGGAAGCCTACCGGTTCACCAGCTCCAACTACGTGCCGGCCAAGAACGCCGACATCAACGACAGCCGCAACGCTTCGCTGCAGGTCATCGTCGATGCGCGCATCACCGGCAACCAGTGGTACCTGTACGCCGCTCCGGGCCTGGTCGACACCTTCGAATATGCCTACCTGGAAGGGGAGCAGGGCGTGTTCACCGAAACCCGCGAGGGCTTCGAGGTTGACGGCATGGAGATCAAGGCTCGCTTGGTCTTCGGTGCTGCCTGGATCGACTACCGCGGCGCCTACAAGAACGCTGGCGCCTAACTCGCCGTGACCTGACAAGGGCGCCCATTGCGGCGCCCTCTCTGTTTTCTGTATCCCGAGGAGGGAACGATGAAGAACTTCATTCAACACGGCGACATGATCACCCTCGTGGCCGCCGCCGCCGTCACTTCCGGCCAGCTGGTTCGCGCGAACAGCCTGGTCGGTGTCGCTGCGACCGATGCTGCCATTGGCGACGAAGTCGAGGTCAAGACCTCCGGCGTCTTCGAGGTTGCCAAGACCAGCGCCCAGGCGTGGGAAGTCGGCCAGCCGGTCTACATGATCGCTGCCAGCGGCCTTGCCACCAACGTGGCCGGAACCGGCAATTACCTGATCGGCGTTGCCGTGAAGGCGGCTGCCAACCCGTCCGCCACTGGCGTTGTGCGCCTGAACGGCTCGCTCGGCCACCCGGTAACGGCGTAAGCCCATGAGTTGGGCAGCGATGCGCGACCGGATGGACCGGAGCGTGCTGGCCAAGCTGAATGACGGGGTCGCGGAATACCGCGGCCCTGGTCAGCAGCCCCGCAACGTCACGGTAATGATCGAGCGAAACTTGGTACAGAACGGACCCGAAGGGCTGTTCCGATCCGATAGCACCGGCTTCAGCTGGCGCAAGGCTGAACTCGATGGCGTCCAACGTGGCGGCATCTTCATCTTTGAGCGCTGCCGCTACGTCGTCGAAGAGATCATCTCCGATGACGGCTACTTCGTCACCGCGGCCTGCATGGAGTCCCGATGAACATTCTCACCGAAGCGCGTCTGGCTCTTGTGGCCAGGCTGCAGACGATCACGGTTGCCAATGGCTACCGGACGAATGCTGGGCAGAACGTGAAGACGGGCTGGTTCAGCGAGATTCTGGAGTCGGACTCGACGACATTCCCGCTGATCTGCTTGCAGAAGGCGAAAGGCGGAGATCCGGTCGAAGGTCCTGGTGTTATCCAGCTTGCGCCCAGCTTCTGCGTCATTGGCGCAGTCGACGCTGGCCTGGACGACTACGACAGTGCGCTGGAGGACATTGAGCTTGACCTGATCCGCTGCCTAATCACGCCGAAAGGGCCGCCGATCAGCTGGATGCCGCAAGGCACGGTGCGCGTGTCACTTTCAACATCCGAGCACTTCCCGCCCGGCAACGGCGAAAGGGCGTCGAGCGTGATGCTACCGATCCAGCTGGCACTGAACATCCGGCCATAGCGCCAAACCCCAACATCAAGCCCGCCGCGTGCGGGTTTTTTTATGCCTGAGGAAAACTCGCATGGCCAACTACGCATACATGGGCAAGGGCATCGTATCCCTCACGCCTGAAGCTGGCGGCACTGCCGTCGACGTGGGCAACGTGTCCGCGCTCAACTTCAATATCAACGAGAACATCATCAAGCTGCCGAACTACCGGACAGCTGGCGGCGGCACCTATGCTCAGGTGAACCGCATCGAGTCGGTCGAGTTCACGGCCACGCTGCACGACCTGAGCCCGGAGAACCTGGCGATGGTGCTGTTTGGCACCGTGACCGAGGACACCGTCAACAACACTGCCACGATCGAGGCACTGACCACTGGCGCGCAGACGTTCGAGATGGTATTCGCCGGCGTGAACGAGGCTGCCACCGGCAAGACCGTGACGGTGACCGTGCATCGCGCGAAGATCGGCGCCGCCCAAGGCCTCGGCTTCATCGGTGACGAGTTCGGCGCGCTGGAGATCACCGGGGAAGTCTTGATCGACACCAGCATCGTGACCGCTGGCCTGTCGCAGTTCTTCAAGGTCGAGATGGACACCATCGCCTAAGCGCCCGAGTCCAAGCCCATCGGATCGGTGGGCTTTGGCGCGTGCGCCGTGGTAGATTTCCCTCATTAATGGGAGGGAACCTTATGCGAAGTCTTGGCTTCATTCTGATCGCTCTGCTGTCGGTGCAAGCCAGCGCTGCCAGCATTTCCAAGTGCGTCGACTCGCAGGGCCGCGTCACCTTCACGCAGAACGCAAACTGTCCTGGCGGCAGCATCGCCGATGGTGCTGTACGCGCTCATAACCCGACCATCAGTGGAAGTAGCGCGCCGGTCCAGATGGCTGACCCGAACAGGTTGCGCGCCGCCATTCCGCAAGCAAAAGAACTGACGATAGTTGGCCAGCCTCAGCCGAGAACGCTGCCGATCGAAAGCGCGGCGCAGAGAGAAGCGCCAGTCAGGCGATCGGTCGGACCTGCGCAGCCGTGCATAAAGATGGTCGATAAGCTAGTTAACTGTTCGAGACCTAGCAAGAAGGGCGGAATCGTAGGATGCGCTCAGCGCATAAAAGTCCCGGTCGCCTGCTAGCCAGGCCCAAACACACAGACCCGCTTCGGCGGGTTTTTTATTGCCCAAGGAAAAGTCATGTCAGACCTGCAAATCCTGTTTCCTGAACCGGTCACCGTAGAGGTGATGGGTCGTGACGTGCAGATCCTTCCGGTGAAGCTGCGCCACTTCGAGCGCTACGGCAAGTCGGCCGGCGCCCTGGTGGAACTGTTCAGCCAGGCCAGCGTCCAGCAGATCAACCGCTATGCCGCCACGCACAGCCGCGAACTGCGTCAGGTGCTTCTGGCAACGACCAGCCTCAAGCGCTGGCAGTTGTGGTTCCTGCCGGCGACCGTCTCCGTCCAGCTTTTCGTCGAGGTGGTGCGGGTCAATTCAAGTTTTTTCGGCGAAGCCCTGCCGGCAATGGTAAGGGCGCTGAGTGGGGCTCCGTCGTCCAGCGACTGATTGGCGCCGGCCATGCCTTGGCTGACGTGCAGGAATACAGCCTGCGGCAGATCGAGACATTCCTGGCTGCGATTGATCAGGAAGACCGTGCAGCTAACCGGGCCGCGCTGATCGCCGCGCGTGCGGCGAATGCCAAGCCCGAAGACTTCAAACGCTTGATCAAGGAGCTCGCCTAAATGGCCCAGGTCAAAACCCAGCTGGTCATCGACGGCAAGAACAACTCAAAGAAGGCGTTCGACGAAGTAAACAGCCAGCTCAACAGCATGAACAAGCAGCTGGCCACGGCCGGAAAGGCACTGATCGGCGTCTTCTCGGTGTCCGCTCTGACTGGTGCTGTGCGCGGCATTGCCAATGCGGCCGACAGCTACAACCTGATGAATGCTCGCCTGAAGCTGGCGACCAGCTCTCAGGAAGAGTTCAACACCGCGCAGTCCGAACTGCGACGCATCGCCACTGCAACGCAGGCCCCGCTCGAGTCTTTGGCAACCCTGTACCAGCGCATCAGTCGACCGCTGAAAGAAGCAGGCCGTAGTCAGAAAGACATCCTGGCTGTAACCGAGGCGGTCGCAACATCGTTCCGCGTCTCCGGTGCAAGCGCGCAGGAAGCCGAAAATGGGGTGATTCAATTTGCGCAGGCCCTAGGCTCTGGCGCTCTGCGCGGTGAAGAGTTCAACAGTGTCGCCGAACAGGCTCCTCGCCTAATGCAGGCGCTGGCTGACTCGCTAGGCGTTCCGGTTGGTGCGCTGAAGGAAATGGCCGCACAGGGCCTGCTCACCGCTGACGTGGTGACTTCCGCCTTAGTCGAGCAGTTGGACGTGCTGCGCACTGAAGCTGAATCTCTGCCTGAAACAATCGGCGGGGCCATGACTGCCCTGTCTGATCGGTGGAATGAGGCAATAGGCCAGGCCAACGTGCAGCCGCTGATTGATGCGATCAACAGCCTCGGCGAGACGCTTGGCGATCCTGTCGTGGTCGATAACCTGGTCAAGCTGGCATCAGCGCTGGCGACTCTTGCCGGCACGGCCGTCGAGGGCGCTTCCGAGTTCGTTGACCTGGGCAAGCGGATTGCTTTTGTGGCTGCCAATGCGTCTGGCATGGTCGCCGAGCTAGACAAGGTTGATCAACAGATCGCCGATCTTGACCGCAGCCTGCAAGGCACAGGGCTGAGCACTACGATTGACGGGCTGTTGTTCTCGCCCGAAGAGCTGCAGGCAAAGAAGGACGCACTGGTTGCGTTCCGTGCGGCAATTGTCGAGCAGCAGTCCGGATTGAATGCCGAACTGCAGTTTCTTTCGGATGTTGCAGCCGCAGCTGCAGAGGCTGCCCGCGAGAAGGAAGTCAGCGAGCGCAACAAGTACATCTCAGAACTGAAGACGCAGCAGGACCGACTGGTCAAGGCGTCAGAGAAGGCAGCAAAGGATCTCGTATCGGCCGAAAAGAAGGCCAACAGCGAGCTGAAGAAGGTTCGCGACGAGCGCCTGGAGATTGAAAAGCGGTATCAGGAAGCCATCGCTGGCATGAATGCTGGCGGTGAGGCTTCCTACGGTGACGCTCAGGCTCTGAAGGTCGGTGCACGTCAGGCGTTGCAGGCTGGTGACGTAGAAGGCGCGCAAGCGAAGGCGCAGGCAGCCCTGAAGATGCTGCAAGACTTGCAGGCGGCCGGCGCAAATACCTACGGGTTTGCCGGGTTCATTGGCGAGCTGCGCGACATCGAACTTGCCGCAAACGACATCGAGCAGAGCCGGGCAGAGCAGAAGATTGCCGACATCAAGCAGGAGATGGTCAACCTCAAGACGGCAGCCGCCGCGCTGGAGGATATGCCCGTCAGCGTAAAGATGGATGACGCAGCGTTGGCACAGGTGCAGGCCGCTCTGGATGCCCTGGCCAAGCGAGAAATCATCGTCAAGGTCGGCGCCGAATACGACTTCAGCCAGCCTTACACCCTGCAAGACCCTGGCCCCGAGCCGCAAAAGTACGCAACTGGCGGATATATCAGCGGCCCCGGCACCGGCACTAGCGACAGCATCCCCGCGCTCCTCTCGAATGGCGAGTACGTCATTCGAGCGGCGGCGGTGCGCAAGCTGGGCAAGCGACATCTCGACATGCTCAACCACGGCATTCCGATTCCCCGGTTTGCCGACGGCGGCATGGTCGGGACTGTCTCGAGCCTGGACACCAGCCCGCGCAATCTCGGATCACTGGATATCAACCTTGGCGGCGACGTGTTCCAGGTGTTCGCTGACTCAGGTCAAGCAGATGGCATCCGCCTGGCCGCCAAGAAGTTCGGCCGCACTCACCGGAGTTAACCATGCCACAACCTCAAATCATGCTCGGCGGCGTGCCGATCGTGCTGCACGCTGGCGCGCCGATTTTGAGCGAGGAGCCCATCGGCGGCGAAACGTCGCTGCGGATGAGTGACGGCGCGCTGGTATCGATGACGCATTGGGAGCGGGTGTCCGGGACGATCAGCGGGAATGGCTGGATGCCCCCAGGGCTGCACGGCCTGGACTACAGCCAGCCTCTGGAGCTGCGATCCACCAAAGTGCAGAGCGTGACAGGCACAGGCCTTGCGCACACGCTGCGCGGAACGCCGCGGCCAGATGTTGCGCCGTGGGCTCAGGCGCTGGTCGGTGACGACTGGGTCAATACGGCCTGCAGCGTCACCGATGGCGTCGCTACCGTTGCCGCGGTCGCCGGAGCATCGCTCTACCGCGTCTGCTGGATGCCGATCTACAGCGTCAAGGCCCGTCGGCCATCCGAAACGCAGGATTCAGGAACTGCCAGCCATAGCTGGTCCATCACCTGGGAAGAAACCTAAATGCTCAACGCCTCGCCACTCAACTCCGTGCCGCTGAATGGCGTAGCTGGATCGTCTGCCGAGCCGGAGTACATCGTGCGCGGCCAGTCGTTCGTGTGGGCGCTGCGCGTGCTGGTTGGCGGTGTGGACCTCTCGGCTCAACTGACTGGCACGGCCACGGTTGACCGGGAGGAGGGTGCTGCCGGCATCGCTGGTTTTGACCTCTACATCGCTCCGGGTGTGGCCGTCGTGCCGCCAGACTGGAAAGGTCAGCCGGTCACCATCGATTACATCAGCACGAAGCAGGGCGAGACGACCGAGGCGCGCAGCTATACCGGACAGATCAGCCGTGCCGACTGGAATCCGGTCAATCGGTTGCTGAGCTGCGAATGCTCCGACCAGCTGCAACAGAGGGTCGAGGGCATGACGATTGCGGCCATTAACACACTGGTCGGTGGGCTCTGGTCGGAAGATCTGTTTGAGCCGGTCGAGGGCCGCAGTCATTGGGACTACGCGCAGGAGCGGCTGAGTACTCGCCCCGTAAGCCTTGATTGCTCAGCCAATGGCGTGCTCCGCGTCAGCGGCTGGTATGCCGGCGCGCCTAACTTCGTGTTTGGCGCCGGCACTACGCTGTATCAGCGTATCGAGCTGCAGCAGTCGGACCTTGATGCGGCCACGAACCGGGTTGAGATCGAATTCAGCTATCGCTATCAGCGGCTGTGGCAGCTCAACGAGCCATACACCTGGACGCACATCAACGCGGGCGGCGGCATCAGCGGGTTCTGTAACTGGCGGACATGGTCAACCGACCTGCCCGATACGGAGATGATTAGCAGCGCTGTGTCCGGCAGTGGGCAACAGCTGCTCGGTGGCGTCGGCGGCTACAAGCTGCCACTGTCGATGGCCAACCCGTGCGGCGACGGCAACGGCTGGGTCAACACCTTCGACAACCTCTGGCTGTCTGCTCAGTTCACTGGCGCCCGCCGTTGGGTGCAGACGGTAACCGAGAGCTACAAGCTGGTTCTGGCGACTGCGGCCGGCGAATCCGAACTGACGCGCATCGTCCAGCGTGCCGGCTACACGCTCTCCGTAGAGCGCGACATTTCTGAAACTTGGGGCAGTGATCCGATCCGCGATGGCGGCACCGGCAGCCAGGATTTGTCGGATGAGAGCCGGCGTAGCAATGGCCTAGCGACCGCGCTGCGCATGGGGCAGGTGCAGATCATCGGCTCCCACCGCGAAACGACGCTCAGCTGGGAGATTCCGGCAAGTTTGGCAATGGGCGTCGACCTCTCGCACACGCTCGAGATCAACGATCAGGGCGTGCACGCTAGAGGCAAGTGCCGGCGCATCGTGCACCAGTTCAACCTGGGCAGCGGCGAGGCCGTCACGGCGCTCAGCATCGCCGTCATGCGTGGCGGTGGCGCCAGTGATCAGCTGGACGTGCCGGCCAGCCCGGACACCAGCTTGCCGCCGTTCGGCTCTTCAATGACTCCGTTGCTTGGTACTCAGCTTGGGGGGCGTCAGGTCGACCCGTTCACCGGGTTCGCCATTGGGCCGTACGACGAGGAGCGAGCTGGGTACGCCGGCAACTACGACGCGAACGACAACATGCCGGCCGAGATTTACCCGCGCCGTTTCAAGATCAGTTCTCGTGAAATTGCTGCCGAGTACCGCGACGAGCGAACCGGAACAACCGAGGCGCTGTATCGCGTCGGCATCCCTAACGACTTGCTGGAGCTATAACCATGACCAATGAGGAACGGCGCCGCGCCTCTGGTGCGGCCATGGAAGCCAGTCGGCGTGCGAGCGGGGCTGCGATGGAGGCTAGCCGCCGCGCTGGCGGGGCGGCAATGATTGAGCGGCGAACTGGGAAGAGCGTTACCGAAGACATCCGGTCACTCACCGCCCCTCAGCGCCAAGCCAAGTCGCTCCCGCGGGTGGACCCAGTCGGCGCGCTGCCGGCACAGGTCGGGACTGGGACATCGTCTGGTCCTTCGAGCGGTGGAGCTACTGGAGGCGGGATCGCCAGCCCACTGATCGAAACGGCCGGAACCCGCGAATACCACGCCTCGATCCTGCGCGCCTCTACTGACGGCGCAGTTTTCTTCGAGGTTCGCGCTGCCAAGAAGGTCACGATGACCGACGCCAACGGCGAGCCGGTAGTTCTGGAGTTCCAGAATGTCAATTCCTGACTTCGTTGCGGGCGATGAGGTGGTCACCTTCGGCATGCCATGGCACGGGCTCTACGTCACACCTGTCTCAGGCGCTCGCTATATCGAGTTGGCGAGTGGGCGCAAGATCTACTCGAGCATGTTTGCCGGCCCGACACCGACGAATACCTATCTTGTCGACCTTGGGCTGCCAGAGCCAACGCTACAGCCGGACGACCCGGAGGCAAGCCTGTGGAACAAGTACATCGCCAGCGGTACCGGAAGCGGGAGCGGCTTTAACGCCTGGGGGCTAAACCTTGGCAACCGTCGCGTGCGGGTCGGGAACGAACTGGCCAGCATATCGATGACGGCTGTTAACCTCGGCACCGCCCTGGGTGTAGAGGTCCGCTCAGTAATCAGCCTCAAGGAAGGCACGAGATTCATTGATGCGCGAGCGCCGGTTGCGCAGTTGCAGCAGTTGCCTAGCCAATATGGCAGTGAATTTTTGCTTGATGCAACGCCAGACGGCCGGCGCTGGATGTTTGCCATGAGCTTCACCCGGAGCTACACGGCATATCCGTATCAGATCCGCGTTGATCGCGACGAAGACGAGGGTGTTGGCGCCATCGTCGAGGCCGTTTTCTCGGCTGACTTTACGTCCATGACGGTGAATGTGCTCGCCGGGCACACGAGCTGCATGCTCGGAACGAATGTAAGCGGTCAGGATGGCGGGCCGTTGAGCCAGGCGACGTTGTGGCTTGTCGGGTCGGCGGGAAGCTGGACCAAATACTCGGGTGAGGGTGAACCGCCAAACCCGCCATATGAGCCGCTTACCACGAGCACCGGAGACGGCCCGTACAAGTACGCGATCAATTATGGTTACGGCACTTCGACAGCTACAGCATCAAAGGATCGCGTGATTGGAGGCTGGTACGAAGCAGACGGAACGCCGCAACTTGTCACCATTCGCATCTCTACAAGCCTGACGCTCAGCGCTCAAGAGCCTGTTTCGCGAGGCGATATGGAACAGTGGTGGAGCCCGTACGTGCGTGACTACCAGTACACCGCACTGGTCAAGATCGGCAATGGCAGCTTCCTGCCATGGTTCACCGCAGCCTTCACTGAGGATCAGAACCCGAACGTCACAACGTATTCGTTGCGATTTTCGTCTACGACCTATTCCACCGTCGAGACGAACGCTCCGGTAGCAGGCTCTCCATCCATTCATGGGGAAGTTTTAGCCGGCACGGTCGGCCCTCGCCACGACGGAGCGCCGCGCAAAGCAGCGGCTGCGTCATATGGCAGCGATGGCTATGAACTTACTTGGTTTGCCGGGATGCAATCCAGCAACAAGGTAATTTCAGCCATGGCGCGTTGCATGGGCAACGATCAGTTTGAGTACGTGGCAGGCCCGGCCATCACTCCGTCAGGAGTCGACGCTGGAGACACGGCAACCGGAAACCTGATTCCCGGTCACGACCGGTTCGCTTCAAATTTCAGCCAGGCGCTATGGGACTACCACACCGGTTTTGCGGCCGGCGCCTACAACCCCGTTACCGGCCAAACAGAGCGCGCGCGCCTTGGCGGCGGCTTCTTTACCTGGGTGTAATCAATGAACTACGTAAACAACTGGCTCCGGGAGATCACCCTGGAGCAGGGCGCTACGTCGTGCCCGCTCGATCTGCCTGACGGCGAGTACCGACTTACGCTGGCGGATGCTGCTGCCGGCGCTACTCGCTGGGAGATCGTTGATGCCGTAGTCGTTGCCGGCTCTGCCGCGCTAACTCGAGCCGTTGAGGGAACCACCGACCAGAGCTGGCCGGCCGGAAGCGTCATCTACTGCGGCCTGACTGCGGCTACGCTTGCGGCGCTTTCCTCTGGCGGTTCCGGCGTAACGGTCAGCGCAGATCAGCCGACCGAAACACCAAGCGCGGCCGGTCTGCTTTGGGTGGTGACGACGCATCCGTTCCAGCGCCTGTTCGTGTCAGTCGGCAATGCCGGTCCTGAAGACTGGATGCCAATGACAGAGTGCCCACCGCTGAACGAATACCAGGCTTCGACAGTAGGCACGACAGCGACCTTGGCCCGTTCAGACAAAGAGGTCGGCATCTCCTCGCCATATCAGACGGCGGGTCAGTTCGGCATTTCTATGACCATGCCGGCATGGGCGTCTAATCCGGCCGGGTTCCTCTTGAAGGTGGAGCCTCAGCCGTCGGCGACGATTTCGCTTTCGCTTGATTTCGCGGCGCTCCTGCAGCCTGGCGATGTATTCAGCGCAACGCTGGTCGACTACACGGGAGCTGGTCAGGGCACAGTCAATGGCTCGGTCGTGACGATGGAAGTTGCTAGCCGGGTACGACTTTCCAATCTGCTCATCGAGCGCTGGGATGACGGTGGCACACCAAGCGTTTACGTCCAGATCGAGATGCGAAACGCGCGAGACCCTGCGCCCGACTTCATCGAATTGACCAGCGCGTAACGCCTTCGGAGCAGCCATGCAGCCAGCAAAACTCAATCTGCACATCGTGCAGGGCTCGACCCTGCGCGACACCCTGCGGCTGATGCAGCCGCGCTACGAATACCGACCAATCACCGCGCTCGGTGGCTCGCCATTGCGCCTCACCGTAGACCACGGCTTGCCGGGCAGCTGGCTGGCCTGGGTGGAAGGCGTCAATGGCATGCAGGGCGTGAACCGCTCGACACGCGAACGGCCGCACCGCGTCATCGTGGTCGCCGCTGACACGCTGGAGATAAACGCACTGTCTGCGTTCGACCTCAACCCCAGCGGCGGGCAACTGATCTACAAGCCCCCGGTAGACCTGACCGGCGCCACGGCGCGCATGCAGATCCGCGAGCAGGTCGGCGGCGCTGTGCTGCTCGAGCTGACCACGGAGAACGATGGCCTGGCCATTACTGGCCCTGGGACGATCACTCGCACGCTTAGCGCAACCCAGACAGCTGCGCTGGCGTGGACCAATGCCGTCTACGACCTTGAAGTCCAATACCCAGATGGCACCGTTCAGCGCTACCTGCAAGGAGCCGTCACCGTCAGTCGTGAGGTGACCACATGAACGTCGCGATCTGCGGTGATCCCGAGGTACTGATCATCGAGGCCGGCACCGAATACGCCGTCGGCCTTGAGCCGGACGCCGAGACAGTCGTCGTCATGGCCGGCGAGCAGGGGCCGCCCGGGCGCAATGGCGTTGGCGCAGGCGGAATCTCATACATCCAGGACCACGAACCGGTTGGCGCCAGTGAAAGCGAAACCTGGTGGAACCCGCTGACCCTGCAACTCAAGGTCTACCACGAAAATCGATTTGAACCCGTGTCGCCCGATGGCGGCCACTTCTGAGGAGTCACCATGGCTGACACTATCCGCATCAAACGTTCCGACGTAACCGCCGCCCCGTCCAGCCTGGCCGCGGGCGAACTTGCCTATTCCGAGGCTTCCGGCCTGCTGTACTACGGCCGGATCAGTGACGGAACGCCAGTTGCCATTGGTGGTAAGGCGCTGAAGGACAAACTAGACGGGCTGACCTCGGCAGATATCTCGAACTTCACCGCGGCTGTCGAGGCCGTTATTCAGGCGGCGAGCATCGGCGATCTTTCCGACGTGAGTCTGACCGGCGCCGCCAACGGGCAGGTGCTCGTCTACCGAGACGGCTCCTTCGTAATGGAAGCCCCGCCGAGTGGCGTGTCCACCTTCGTGACGCTCACTGACACCCCATCTTCTTTCACCGGCGCTGCCGGGCGAATCGTCAAAGTCAACGCTGCAGCAAACGCGCTGGAGTTCGTGGACGGAATCGACGGCGGCACATACTGAGGTGACGCATGGCTGACAAGATCCTGCATAAGCGGTCTGGCACGCCGTCGGCCGTGCCGCCAGCTGCCTCCCTGGAGCTTGGCGAGCTCGCGCTAAACACCGCAGACGGCAGAGCCTTCATGAAGAAGGGCGACGGGTCAGTGGTTGAGATCGGCAGCAACGCATCCGGCTACTTCCGCACCGAACCCATCACCGCCACTTCGGCCGGTCAGACTTCGTTCACGGTGCCTGGCGGCTACACGCCCGGAGCGATCTTCGTTTCGCTCAATGGCGCAAGCCTGCCGCCGGCTGACTTCACCGCAACGAACGGCACGACCGTCGTGCTGGCGAGCGGAAGCGGCATCGTTGCCGGCTCCGTGCTGCTGGTCTATGTGCTGTCGGCGTTCGAGGTGGCTGACGCGTTGCCGTTGAACGGCACCGCGAAAGACTCGGAGAGGTTCGCCGGCCTCCTGCCGCCCCCAGAAGACGGCAAGCAGTACGCACTGAAGGATGGGGCGTGGCTGGAGGTTCAGGCGGGCGGCGGCAGCTGGGGCTCGATTACCGGAACGCTTGCTGATCAGGCAGACCTCGCGAGCGCCTTGAATGCTAAGGCTGCAGCGTCTGACGTCGATTTCACCATCATCTACCCGAACGGGGGGAGTGCGGCGAGTCCGGCCAATGTGGCTGCCAATACGAGGTATGTGGAGGTTAATCCTTTTGCGGGCTTCTACTGCCTGTGCGAGGCTGAGATATTTGATAGCGGCAAATGGCTTCAGACGGGCTGGATCTATTCGGATTCGCTCGGGTCGTTCGGGGTTGCAGCTCACATATATGACGGTTCGTTGATTGTGCAGACGGGGAGCGCCAGACTGACCGGGGGGTCGGCTGTAAGCGGCAACCCAAGGGGGGACAACGTGAACCCAGTTTTCGGGCCAGCCCCATGTCGCGTAAAAGTCTGGAAAGTTAAAGGGGCGATAGTATGAGTGTATTTGCAGAGGCAAATAGCAGTCTCCAGCAGGTCGGCGGCACCTGCCCTGACGGCTGGGTCGTCATGCAGGGCGAGCGGCCATCGCTTGAGCATGTGGCGCAGGCCGATGGTTCGTGGGCCATTCCGCCCGCGCCAGTACCCGATTCCGTCACAATGCGCCAGGCCCGGCAGGCCATGCTCTACGCCGGCATCCTCAGCCAGGTCGACGCGCTGATAGCCGCTATGCCCGGCGAGGAAGGCGAGTCAGCGAGGATAGACTGGAACCACGCCCGCGACGTGAAGCGCGACTGGCCACTGATTGGCGCGCTAGGTCCGCAGCTTGGGCTGACCGAGCAGCAGATTGACGACCTCTTCATCTACGCGGCGAGCATTCCACAATGACAGCAGCAAGAGAACTGGCGCGAGTAGCGCACATGCCTGGCGTTGCTGGGCAGTTCGTGTGGACGGCAACCGGATGGCAAGCCGTTTCAGCCTCGAACCTGACCGGGATGGCCGACGCGCTGGCGGCTAAGCAGGACAAGTCATCCATCGTCACCACAGCAGCCACCCGCACGCTGGCCCTGACTGACGCGTGGAACTACGTGCTGACAGGCACCACGAGTGCCATCACTCTGACGGTGCCGACAAACTCATCCGTGGCGTTTGAGATCGGCACCGAGATCACCGTCCGCGCACTAGGCAACGTAACCCTGGCGGCCGCCAGCGGCGTAACGCTGAACGCTCCGTCGGGCGGAACGCTCAGCATGACCGAGCGCATGACCGTGACGCTCAAGAAAGTCGGCGCGGACGTATGGGACGTGATCGGCCAAACGGTGGCAGCATGATGCCCGGGGTAGTGGCTGGTTTCACACGGCCAGTGGCAGTGGTGGCCCCGTCTGCGCCTGTAAACTTCGCGTATGTCAGCAAAGACAGGGACCCGCTGCTGTACTACGTGTTCGAGTGGCAGGCGCCGCAGTCTGGTAGTCCGCCGAGTGGTTACCGCGTTTACATGAAGACAGGCACCGGGAACTATGTACTGCAGGCGCAGACCGCGGCAACCTCTGTGCGCGTCGACGGTGTTTCGGACGGCGTGACACAATACTTCTACGTCACCGCTTGGAACAGTGCTGGCGAAAGTCCGCCGTCAAACGTTCTGACGTTCCTTCCGGTTTAGCCAGACTGAATCGCGCACCCAAGCCCCGCCATCCGGGGCTTTTTTCTGCCTGAAGGATTTACCCATGACCCTCTCTGAAATACGGGAGCGAGCCATAGCGCCCGCTCTCGCGCTGCTGCCTGCGCGAATGTCGAGCCGAGAGGCTGAGATCATGCTGCTGGCTATCACGCAGCAGGAAGATCCCGAACAGCGGCGCCGCCAGTGGCCGACCGGGCCGGCGCGCGGGCTCTATCAGTTCGAACAGGGTGGCGGCGTGCGTGGCGTGCTGAATCATCCGTCGAGCCGCGACCATGCTCGGCGCGTATGTGCTGCGCGTGGCGTTGCGCCGGAGCCTGCTGCCGTATGGGCTGCGATTGAGCGTGACGACGTGCTCGCCTCTGCATTCGCGCGCCTGCTGCTCTGGACCGATCCGAAGCCGCTGCCAGGCGAGCATGATGCGGCTGGCGGCTGGGATCTGTACGCCAGGACGTGGCGGCCTGGAAAACCTCATCCGGAGCGCTGGCCTGCACGATTCGCCGCGGCCGTGTGCGAGGTGATGCAATGATCGCCCTGCTCAAGCAGTACAAGCTGATCGCCGCAGGAGCCGCTGTGCTTGCGCTGATGGCGCTTTCTGCTGCCGGCGCGTGGCAGTGGCAGGGGAACGCCTACGGCAAGCGCCTGGCGGATCAGGCGACGGCTCACGAGGCATTCCTGCGCCAGGTTGCCGAGGCAAATGCCGCGGTGATCCTCAAGCAGCAGGCCGAGCGGCAGGATCTCGAAGGCCGTCTGGCCGCAAACGACCAACAAAGATACGGAGAGCTGCGCCATGCACAGCAAGAAATTGAGCAGCTGTCTGCTGCTGTCGCTGATGGCACTCGCCGGCTGTCAGTCCGCGCCAGTTGTCCAGCCGCAGCAGGCGACGTGTCCGCCGCCACCAGCACCGGCCGCCTGGATGATGGAGGCCAGCGAGCCGACATTCACGAAGAGGATGCTCGACGTATTGTCGGTATCACCGGAGACGCAGACGCCTGCGCCGTGAAACTGACCGCGCTGCAGGAGTGGGCAAGGGAAGTAACGAAGGGGGATTAGATTTGCCCGGACGGGCTGAGATAGGGGAAATTCCTTCCCCAAAACGCAAACGCAAGTGTTTGATTCTATTGGCGCGTGAGATCGCGCAAAAGAGCGGATTTCTGAGCGTGAAAACTGGCTGGAAGCCTCGCGGTACTAGGCTTTGAGCCTGATCCGTGCGGCGTCCCAAGCTTTGATACCATAGAGGTGTAAGTGCTTGATTTTACAGGGCGTTTCCATCCTCTCCAAATTCTCCCCAAAACC